CACTAAAATAGTTTTCCCATTCTTACGAGCCATTGAAATAAACATTTTTTTAAATTTTCTATGGGAATCCGACTTACGAAGCCAACCGAATACAGAACCAACAGCAAATGCTTGAAAATTAACTAATTTCATCTGTTTTCCGTTGTCTGGATTCTTTAATGATGAAATAAAGGCAATTACCTTTTCAGATTCACGAATATCCCAATAATATGGAAAATTTTTATCATTTTTCGGCTTTTCTAAGTCTTTTAAGTGCCTATTACATGCCCAAATTACCTTTTTAGGAGCAAGAATCTTACCAGAAACAACAGCTTTAGCATATTCAGTTACTTGGTCTTTCATCTATCTACTCTCCAAACTTTGCATATGGATCATCTTCAATCTCATCTTTAGGTTCTGGTTTAACTAATTTCATACGAGAATCTAAAGTCATACCTAATGAAGAAGCATTAGCTCTGATTTCTTTCTGCATATCTAGCATTACATTAACTGCTGGATTCTTTTTCCCATCAATTAAGACTCCATTTTCTTCAACAGCTTTTATTGCTTTCTTTAAAGTTGAAACTGCTATACAATAATCGATAAGAACTTGACGATCTAATGCAGTAATACTTAACTTTTTAAGCATTGGAGCTACTCTTCGATACTCTTTTTGAGCTTCTGAATCAATCCATGATGGTGGAGATAGAGTTAATGTGCTAAAATCACTTGCAGCTTTTTCTTCTAACTCTCTTTGAGCGATTTCATCTTTAGTTTTATGTGAATTAAAATTTGTTGAGTGCATTCTAGGTCTTCCAGCCACCTAACCACCTCCTTTGTGAATAAATATTGTGTAAAGCCCTTGAAAAAGGGCTTTTTGTTACGCCGTTATGCCGAAAAAGTCTCATTTATGGAATTTTGCAAAAAGAAAACTCCGGGACGGTATGGAAGAAATGTTGATATACCGGCCCCTATCGACTATGGGGTACACCCGTTCGGTTGGTAATCAATTTATAGCCCTTTGAACTTGTAACGGTTTATAACGGTGGGTAATAACCAAGCTTGTGAATTTTTTCATGGCACGGTTTGCATAGTGCTTGTAAGTTGTTGTAATCTAATCTATATGAATAGTTGTTATATACATCTTTTATATGATGAACATCAGTTGCTAAACTATATATATTATTTTTTAAACACCTTTCGCACAATGGATTCCGTGAAAGTTTTAAGCTTCTCAATTCCTTCCAAGCTTTAGACTGATAGAACTTTCTATAGTTTCTTGTTGCTTCCCTGTTCATTCTTATTTGGTCGTATTGTCTAGAATAGTAGTTAACATGTTTCTTACAATACTTATATTTGATGCTTATCAAAGCATTACAACCGCTTTTATTACATTTGTGTAGTATCATATATAAACACCCTTAAACCGCTTAAAATGCTTTTTATAGCCTTATAAAGCTATTGCCCTTTTAAGGTATATAAGCATAGTACTATATATAAAAGCTTTAAAAGTACTAAAAAAGTACCAAGTTGAAAAACTCAAACAGTCGCACGATGGTTATATTTAAATAGATACAAATATAACTACATACATATATAAGATTGTTGAATCTAAAACAGTTGAAAGAATTCAATTAGAAAAATAAACATAAAAAAATAGACCACTAGCACAATTAAAAAAAGTCTAGTAGTCTATATAGTTATATATGTATAAGGTAGTCAAAAGCTCAAAGCTTGACGCCTTAAAAAGAAAAATGATAACATAATAAAAAGGGCTAAGCCTTTAAGCCTAGCCCCTAAAATGTATTACTTAGCCATTTTATAAATTACTAAGATTTGAGTTACTATTATCAGTAATTTAATAACAATGTCTAAGCAATCTTTTATAACGGCTATTCTATAGCCGTTTTTATTTTTGCTTTTTTTCTTTGCCATTGTCTTGCTCCTTTCTAGTAAGGTTGTTCCTTAACCTTACATATATTATAATATCATAGTAACTATATATAGTCAATAATAAAACAATAAAAAAAGCGCTATTTTTTGCGCTTTTCTGAAGAAACTATATAACCAAATAAAGAAACCAATAAAGCTATTATAATTATATCCATTGTTTAACTCCTTCTAATTTAATGCAATTGTTGCGCCGTCGCTTTTGCCGTCCTTGTCAATGTTGGCGCCTATATCAGTAAGTACTTTTTTCTTAGTATTAACTTCTACAATTATTTGACCGTCGTTATATTTTTTATATTTTATTTTAGTGTTTTTGTCAATTTTAACAGTTTTATATTCCGTATCAGCTTCAACCCGTGGGGCTAGATAGATATATAAAGCCCCTAGCATTACAACCACTAAACCGCCTAAAATTACTAATTTTTTCATTTCTATAACAGTCCTTTTTCTTCAAAAAAACTTAAGTCGATGTATGCCATTGTCGGCTTGGTTTGAATGTAAAAGCCACAAGCTCCCAAAATATACAAAACTTTTTCTTTACTGTCTTTTACATTATATTTTTTTATAAATTTTTCTATTTCTTTGTCTATTTTTTGCTTTTTTTCTAATTTATTCATTTTAGAACTCTCCCCAGTTTTCTGCTTCTTCTTTGCTCAATGAAATAACTTCTTTTTGAACGTTAAACGTGTGGGAGTCTAGCCACTTGCCTAATTTAAGGCGGTAAAGCGTTTTAAAATCGTGATAAAATAATTTATCTAATGTTTTTATTGCTGCTTCGTCGTCGTCAAATTGCCAGGGGTCAAGTGGATCGATTGCATTATTTACAATTAGATAAACAATATTGTTGTAATTTTCTTTATAATCTTCTTCAGTGCTTACCAAATCATAACCAGGGCCCCAGGCTTTTGAATCGTATTTATAAACTAATCTAATGTACAAGCCCTTTTCTTGTGCTTTCTCTTGAATTTGTTCAATGTTGGCAGTTTTTAAATTCAACCCCGTTAAATTTTTAAGAACGTTGTTAACAACCGCCCCGCCCTGTTTTTTAGGGTTGAACTTGTAAACTTTAAAGCCGTTAACATTTTTCAAATCTAAGTAATTGTATTCTTCTATTAATTTTTGCATAATAAAAACCCTTTCTATAGGGCTTTACAATTTGAAACTATTTAACTATAATTAAATAGTCTTATTAATTATAAAGCCGTTCAACTTTTTATATTTTTAAGGCGTTGCCCGTCAAGTGTTCCCGCACTTGATGGGCTTTTTTTTCTTTCGCCTTACATATATTATAGTATCATGGTAATTATATATAGTCAATAACAAAATTATTTTTCTTTTAGTTTTTTTTCCCTTTCTAAAATAAGGCCCCTTAATTCGTTTAATTGTTTTAGTGTTGCTTTATTTTTTATATAAGTTTTGCAATTGTTATATGGTAATCTTTTTCGCTGCTTTTCTTGTAATTCTTGGGCGTATTCATCACCAGCGGCGGCCCTTGCTTTTACCCGCGCGCGGTATTCCCTTGATTTTTGGGCGCGGTACTTTCTCACTTCGTCGGGGTTGTTCCAATCTATTGACACTAGTCCCACCCCTTCACTGATTTTTGAATTACTTCAAACAATTCCGGGCATTCTGTTTTGATTTGATCAATTAAACCATTTAAGGCCGCTTCTTGGCCGTACGTATCGCAAATATTACTCTGTAAGTTTATTACTTTATTATTAGTATTTATATTTGCTAAGAATTTTATTTTATCATTAGTAATTTTAGATTTACTAATTACCGCACTAATTACATTTTTAGTATTCTTTTTTAGTTCTTTTTCATTAAAAACATAATTAGTAATATTACCGCTATGTTGCACGCTTACACGGTTCACACGATTATAATTTGATTGTAATGTATCTAAGATTAACATTTTTATTTACCTTCCTTTTCGTTTTCTATAATCACTATATATAATTATTATAGACTTGTCAATACTTTTTAAAAATATTTTTTTGCCTTATTTTCAAGGGGTTAAGTCTTATATGGTAGAAAACTATCCAAAAATTTATAAAAAGCATGTTATAAAGTAAGTAGCTTCAAGGGGTTAGCAACGTTTTAAAAAGTGTTTATAATATACCTTTTAGCGTTATAAATATATTTCTTACTTTAAGTAATAAAAAACTTTTAGACCCCTTTTTCAATTTTTGTCTTTTGCTTAGCTACGTTCGAGCATGTATACGCGCGCGCGTAAGTGAACGAAAAGCAATTCAATCGTATTCCAATTGTAAATGATAAAAAGACTGATATCTTGTTGTGATATCAGTTTTTATTTTGTTGTTTCTATATTTATAATTCATTGCTAACTGTAACTGCTAAATAATTGAATAAATCTTAAATATCTGGATAAAGATAAATACTATCGCTACTAAAATATTTATTAAATACTGCAGTTAACTGCAATTATATTTATTGTCGTTAATTAAATAGCCTAATAATATTTTTGATTAATTTAGGCACTTCTAATTAGATATCTCTCCAGAAGCCATTAATGTAAATTAATAAGCCAGATTACTATAAACAACAAAAAAAGAAATAGGACCATACACTTTTTTTCTGTACGATCCTATTTTTTTGCTTATTCGGTAAATAATGTTTTTTTGATTTCCCTTGGAGGCACATTAATTATATCATAGTCGCTTATTTCGGCGGTCTGACGCCATTTTACGACAAGCTAATATGATTATAGTGCCTACGAAAATTATAGCCATAAAAGCTAAGTAAACTAAGAATAAAGCTAAACCAATTGCTAGAATCAGTTCCAATACTCTTAAGGTTAAACTCCAAAAAGCTAATCCTAGTAACATAAAAAGATATCTTCTCCTAACCGAGAAAATCAAAAAATCGATTTTCGGTCTATTTTATTTTTCAAAATAGCAACCCATCTTAAAATCTGGATTGGGATTTTTAGTCTATTTCTTAAAAACAATACCCTAGCCCTTTTAATAAGGGGTTGGGATTACCAGCCTAATTCTTTTCTTAAAGTTTCTAAAAAATGATTTCTTTTGTAATACAAATTTGTTCTAGAAATGTGTAAATGATCTGCCACCCCTTCTAAGGTAAGGTTGGGATTTCTTTGAAAGTATAAAGCATCAATTACTCTCTTAGTAGCAAAATCAGTTTTTAATAGAACTTCAGTTACGCACTTTTTCTGCCATCTTAAACTAGCAATGAATCTGTCATCCTCGATGGAATAGTAGGCGCTATTCTGCCTGTTTTTTATATATTCATCAATTTTAGGATAATCTCTAAGAATTGCCTCCATGTGTAGAAAAACTGCCTTTTTCATCCGCACTCCTGTTTATAAAACGATATATAAAATATTTACTTATATAGTATTATATATCAGATAATCCATATTTTTCTAGAGTTTCCTTGCTTACAGTTTCGTATTCAATCATTTGACTAATTGCAAGCTCAGCATAATTACGCAAGTCAACATAACTATCAAAAATAGATTCTCCATTATCTGGAATATCAGGATTCATAGTTAAGGCTCTAATTCTTTGAAGCTTATTATTCACTTCAACAAAAGCATAAATCAAACCTAACTCATTGAAAGAATCAGCATAAGCATTACCATAGGCCTTGTTCTTACGTTCCATTAAATCAGTAAGAGCAGTATCAATTTTTTTAAAGTCCATGTTTATCCTCCCATAATTTATCAGCAATATTTTTATTAGTCACTTCTCGAAGTTTTTTATTGAGTGATATTAGTTTGATGAAAATTTTGTGAAACGGGTTATTTGTAGCCTGGTAAGCAAGTTTTATAAAGTCTAATTTAATATCAGGCTTCCAGTAAGCAGAATCGCCCATTTTATAAAAAATATCAACATCATATTTATTGAATATGAAAGTAATATTCCTAGCATCTTCAGGAATATCTTCCATAAGTTGCTTTTTAAGTCGTTTTTCAATTTTTTCAGGATACATTTAATTCCTCCAAATACTATTACTCATCACTATCACTCCAGTTAATGGTAGTTATAAATTCCGGAAAACCTTCCGGAATAGAATCATCGTAAAACATAATAGCAACTACATTATTCTTGCAAAACTGAATTAATTCCCATCCACCATTAGCAACCCATGTGTAAGGTTCGTGGAGTTCCCATTCGTCAATATTAGAAGTAAAATAAGGAAATATTTTGTGAAGCTCATCATTATTATCATGAATGAAATTCATCAATTTATTCAACTTATTATTCCACTCGAAAGTGGTTATAGTGCCACCGTCTTCGTTATTTAGTAATACATAATCATCTTCAAACGTTAGAGAATAGAGTGGCCAACCGTCTTCTAAATAATAAGTATTATTAGCATATCTCCAATCATTTACATTTAAATCAGTGACATTATAAAGGTCTTTTAAAACTTCGCTGTATTTTTTAAAGAAATTTAGTAATTCATTCGGTCTCATTGTTATCACTCCACTCAAAACTGGTAATGAAATTATCTTCAATATCACGTAGCTCCACCTCAGTGGGCTTAAATTTAAGCGTATATGCATCAACTAAATAGTAATAATCTTCATTCAAGTTATATCCCCAGTCTTCTTTATTCAGACTAAAATCGGGCAAAATCTTATGGATATCACTACCGTGTCTATCAAGGAATCTTAGCAATTCATCTTTAACGTAACTTTTATTATCTTCCATAACTGATTTCAAATATTCATAATGTCTTTGAAAATTAGGTTTGTTTTCATCCCAAAAATTACGAAAAGTAGTTTTAACATCTATATAATCGATTCCAGACTTTTTTCTTAACTTATTTAAGCTGTCTATAATATCATCAGGATCTTCGCATCCCCCATTAGGCTCAAAAATAACATTTACTTTTGATGCATTTAAGTCAAATTCATCAAATGTAATGAACATTCTTTCATCTTTATTAGACTCAATAATTAAATCATAGTCGCTTTTCCACATGACTGTTTTAGGTGTGTAATTTTCAATTAAATAATCATTAATAATTGCTTTGTTAGGTATAATCCGCATTGTTAATCCTCCAATTTAAATGGAGAAGCCATTATTATTTGATTGCCATTAATAACAACTTCATCTCCATTTGCTTTTTTAAAAGTACGAAAGCATTCCAAGTCTAATGTCTTAAAAACTTCCCATGGAATATCAAGAACTATATTTTCATCGTTTATCATTTGTACATCAGTATATTTATATTTCATTATCTATTAATCTCTAATTCTCTTTACAAATTTCTCATTAGCCCATACATTCAATCCATTATCTACTTCACGAACCACAATAGGCCTTTTATTAATCGTGTAATGATATGGTGACCGCCACTCAAAGCTTTCTGCTTTAAATAGATTACTTACCATTTTAATTACAATTGATTCATCAATTTTTTTAGCTTCATAAATTAATCCAAAGTTTTCAGTATAAAGCCGTACCCCATCAAAGGTATAGCCTTTAGAATCTGGATAATGAAGCATATGCATTAAATTCTTTCCAGGTAAAATAAAATCACCTTCTTCTTTCGTAAAGTCTTAGTAAATCTTTTAAATGGTCAAAGTCTTTATCTCCAACTGGTATCTGCATAAAGCTTCTGTATTTTTTATTTATCTTATTTAAGCACTTAATAATTTCAGATCTATCTCGATGATGAGTGGAGTGAGCTTTTTTTACGTTTAAAACAATCGCTCTTCGATTAAAAACATGAGGAATAATTTCATCATCAATTTTCCAAATAAAATATGGTACTGAATCTTGTGAGCGTAAAACACTTCTACGACTTAGCCAAGAATAGCCGTCAAACTGACCAAGAAAAAAATCTATCTGATCCCAAGTTTTAAATTCTTTAACTCTTTCAATTTCTTTATCCAAACAAATTTCACGTAATAAAATCGACATCATTCAATCTCCATATCTGGATAACCATATCCTACAAGGCCTCCCTGAATTATCATTTTTGCATCATCAACACTACGAGCAATACCGTGAATTACATTGTGTTGCATCAAGAATTGATGAAAACGCATTTGGTCGTCACGAATTTTGCCTGTAGGAGATTTAACTTCAATAAAGTACGACTGGTTATCAATCCAGCGTGTACCATGTAAATCTGGATAACCATTAGGTAGCCCAGTAGAAAACCATCTGCCATCTGCTTGTTTAACGCTGCCTACATTTGCACGAAAACAGCAGCCTAAATTATTTTGAGTTATATAAAGTTGTATTTTTTGTTGAATTAAATGTTCACTGTCCATAATTAACTATACCTACCCACCCACCGCATATATTATTCTTATAAAGGTTACACTAAATTTACAGTAACCAATCCAGTAGTGTAACCTCATTCGCACTTACTCTAGCAACAATATAGAACCTATAGACCAATTTTAGGGTTACACTAGTGTAACCGCACCTCTCGCTTACTCTCCCAAGGGATTGAGCTAAAAAGTATCAGGTTACACTAAATTTCAACTATATTGTTCTAAACTACTCCAGTAATTGTTAGTACTAGTTATAGTTATATATATTTTATATATATATTAGTGTAACTATGTATTTATACTATGTATAAAGCTTTGTGGCCCAAGGGCTGAGATAGGTTACACTATAGTGTAACCTTTTCCACTATACAAATAACCTCTAATCCCTTGGGACTCTAGGCGGTTACACTAAGTTACAGTAAGTTACACTAGTGTAACGTTTGAGAACTTCTTGCATATCCTCGAGCTGTTTTTCCACCTATTTTTTTAACTTTTCTAGACCACTTAAATCGATCTAACATCAAGCTTTGTAATTTACGAGCTGCTTTTCTATTTTTCAAAAGATCCAACCCTAAAGCGTCTGCCAGCTTATCATTCGTTATAAAGTTCGCATATCTAAAATCATCTGATTCTAAAACATCAGCTAATTTATCTTCAAAAGCATCAACATAATTAAACTTAGTTCTTTTAGACTCCAACTCCACCTCCTCCTCAGGTGTTAGAGCGAAACTAAAATCACCAGATTTATAGAGTGCCATTGCTTCTCCCCAGATTTGTTGAACAAATTCAGGTGGCATATCTGTTACTGCGTTTTTCTTTCGATTAGCCTTATCAGCTAAAATAGGCATAAATCTACGAGAACCAGTTAAATCTTTAAGATAATATCGTTCATTAGTAGTACGAGACATAACGAATTTTTTATGAAATTTTTCAGCAGTATGACCATACGCCTTGCGATACTCGAATTCTTGCATAGTGACAAATTTCTTGAGTTCTTCAAAAGAAGAATTATGTGAAGCTGTTAGCTCATCATCGTTAACAATGACCGCATTTTTCATAACTGCGAAATCATCTTTTGATGAGAAACTAGCAAACTGGTCAGTGTAGTAACCAAGTGGTGCTAGATTTTTTAGAAAAGTCGTTTTACCAACTCCCTGTCCACCAACTAAATCAAGCACCATATCGAACTTGGTCATAGGGTTAAAAGTTTTAGCAATCGCACCAACTAAGAATTGCCTAGTGATTAGTAAAGTTAAATAACCAGGTTCTGCTCCTAAAAAATCAGGTAAAAGATTTTGGAGTCTAGACTTACCATCCCATTTTTTTAAAGCCTCGGTAAAGTAATCTTTGATAGGATTATAAGAATGACTTGAAGCATAAACACTGATTGCTGAGCGTATTTTTTGATCATCAAAAAGGATATTGGAGTAAGCCCCTTGAGTTTCGATATAAGCAGCGATAAGAGAAATATAAACATCTTTTAATTGACCTTTTTCAATATTAAGATCTTTAATATCTTTCATTACATCAACTGCTTCAGTGTACTCGTTAAATTGAAAAGTATTTTTTAGTAGCTTATCGTTACTAAGAATCATAATGATGTTATAGATAGAATTTTTCTTAATAATGCCCGTTTTTTC